CGGACGTCCCACCATCGATGGACTGCGCCTCGAAGAAGCCAGCGTCGATGACCTCGCATTTGCAATTCGCGGAATCTCTGATCAGACGAGTCTGCTTCTTTCTCAGGAATCCGCACTTCGTCGCCTTCATGACCTGGCCCGCAATCGTGGCGCGATAGGAACCGACAAGGTCGGCGATATTTTTGGTGGGGAGGTCTGAGATGGCCTTCCCCATCATTACCGCTGATCAGCGCCTCGCAGAAAACCGCCGCTCCTCGGGCGTTATCCTGGGGCCCGCTGGTGTCGGCAAGACCACCTTGCTCAAGACCACCGAGGCGGTCAGTGCCTTGTTCGTCGATATGGAGGATGGCGACCTCGCAGTGCGTGACTGGCCCTGCGACACCGTGCGCCCCCGGACGTGGCCGGAGTGTCGTGATCTGGCCTGCTTCATCGGTGGCCCGAATCCGGCGCTGCGCGACGATCAGTCCTACAGCCAGGCGCACTACGACCGGGTCTGCGATCAGTACGGCGATCCGGCACTGCTCGGCAAATACTCGCTGATTTTCGTCGATTCCATCACCGTCGCCGGCCGTCTGTGTCTGCAGTGGTCCAAAGGCCAGCCGCAAGCCTATAGCGAGAAGACCGGCAAGCCTGACAACCGTGGTGCGTATGGCTTGCATGGCAGCGAACTGATTGCCTGGCTCACGCAGTGGCAACACATCCGCAGCAAGGACGTGTGGCTGGTCGGCATCCTCGACGAGAAGTTGGACGACTTTAATCGGAAGGTGTTTTCGCCTCAGATCGACGGCTCCAAGGCCTCACTGGAACTGCCCGGCGTCCTCGACCAGGTTATCTCGATGGTCGTCCTCAAAGCCGATGACGGCACGCCATATCGCGCCTTCGTCTGCCAGCATCTCAATCCCTGGGGCTACCCCGCCAAAGACCGTTCCGGACGACTCGACGTCGTCGAGGAGCCGCATCTCGGCCGCCTCATTTCCAAGATCACCGCGCCCCGCGCGCAGTAACGCACAGGAGAAATTCCATGAACAGTAATTCCAACAACGCAGCCTGGAACGATTTCAACGATGCCGAGGAGCAGCGCGAGTTCGCCCTGATTCCGCCCAAGACGCTGGCCAAGGTCATCATGAGCATTCGCCCGGGCGGTTACGACGACGCGAGTCAAGGCTGGACCGGCGGTTATGCCACCCGCTCGGACAAGACCGGCGCGGTGTACCTCAACGCCAAGTTCACGATCCTCGAGGGCCCGTTTGCCAAGCGTGTGGTGTTCGGCCTGATCGGTCTCTACAGCCCCAAGGGTCCGGACTGGACGAACATGGGCCGCAGCTTTCTGCGCGCCATCCTCAACTCGGCGCGCGCCATCCATCCCGCTGATCAGACACCCCAGGCGCAAACCGCGCGCCGCATTCGTGGCTTCGCCGATCTGGACGGTATCGAGTTTGTCGTCCGCATCGATGTGGAAAAGGATCAGAACGGCGAGGACAAGAATGTCGTCAAAGCCGCGATCCAGCCCGACAGCAAGGAGTACGCGGCATTGATGGGTGCCGTCAGTCGCGCACCTGTTCCAACCGGCGGATTCAGCAGCAGTACGCAGCCGGCACACGCTGCGCCGGCTGCCGCCCCTGCTGTATCGACGCGGCCCACCTGGGCACAATAAAGGAGGCAGCCATGATTCTCCGACCGCGCCAACGCGAGTTCGTCACGCGCTGTGTCGGGGCACTCAAGACCCACGGCAATACGCTAGGGGTCGCCCCGACCGGTGCAGGCAAGACCATCTGTCTTTCTGGCACGGCGGGCGAGTTTCTCGCCCACCCCGATGCCAAAGCCTGTGTGCTGGCCCATCGTGACGAACTTACCACGCAGAACCAGAGCAAGTTCTCGCGGGTAAATCCTGGCATCAGCACCTCGGTGTTCGATGCCCGTCAAAAATCCTGGGCGGGTCAGGCCACGTTTGCGATGGTGCAGACCCTGGCCCGCAATCTTGACCAGTTGCCAACGCTGGATCTGCTGGTCATCGATGAGGCGCACCACAGCGCCGCACCGACCTACCGGCAAGTGATCGACACGACGCTCGCCAGAAATCCACATGCCCTAATCTATGGCGTCACCGCCACCCCCAATCGTGGCGATGGCAAAGGGCTGCGGGAAGTGTTCTCCAACGTGGCCGACCAGATCCGGTTGGGCGAGCTGATTCGTTCCGGCCATCTGGTGTCGCCACGCACCTTCGTCATCGATGTCGGTACCCGCGATGCGTTGGGCGGTGTGAGGAAACTGGCTGAGGACTACGACATGAATGCCGTGGCCACGATCATGAACACCTCACCGGTCAATGCCGCTGTCGTCCGTCATTGGAAGGAGCGTGCAATGGGACGCAAGACCATTGCTTTCGGCGCGACGGTGGCGCATGCCCTGGCTGTTTGCAATGCGTTCCTTGCCGAGGGTGTATCGGCGGCCGTGTTGCATGGCGACATGTCCGAGTCCGACCGCAAGGCCACGCTCGCTGACTTTGAGACTGGTCACCTGACCGTGATCGTCAATGTCGCCGTACTCACCGAGGGCTACGACTACACCCCGACCTCCTGCATCGTCCTGCTGCGCCCCAGTTCCTACAAATCGACGCTGATTCAGATGATCGGTCGTGGTCTGCGTGTCGTTGATCCAGCCGAACACCCTGGCGTGATTAAGACCGACTGCGTCGTGCTCGATTTCGGCACGGCCTCGCTGGTGCATGGCAGCCTAGAGCAGGAAGTCGATCTCGATGGTTTTGAGGGGAACGGCGAAGCACCAACCAAGGAGTGCCCCAGCTGCGCCGCACAGATTCCGATGGCGTCGCGCGAGTGCCCGTTGTGCGGCCATTCCTTCAAGCAGGAGGAGTCGGACGAGAAAGGTGTTCTCGACGATTTCGTGATGACCGAAATCGATCTGCTGAAGCGCTCGAACTTCTCGTGGTGCGATCTCTTCGGCGACGACTGCGCCTTGCTGGCCGCTGGTTTCAAGGCCTGGGCCGGCGTGTTCTTCCTCGAAGGTCGCTGGTACGCCGTCGGCGGCTTCGAGAGATCGCCGGTGCGACTTCTGGGCGTGGGTGAACGCACGGTGTGTTTGGCACAAGCCAACGACTGGCTCAACGAGCAGGAATCGGACGATTCGGCACACAAATCCCGGCGCTGGCTGAACGAGTTGCCGACCCCTGGCCAGTTGCGCTACCTGCCGCCAGAAGCTCGCGCCGACTTCGGTCTGACCCGCTATCAAGCCTCGGCACTGCTGACGTTCAAGTTCAACAAGCACGCCATCCAGCGGGTGGTGCATGCCGCCAACCAAAGCTATCTGGAGGCCGCGTGATATGTGCCGTCTGCTCACGAGAAGCGCGCGGCTTCGGCTACTTCAACTCCGCGCTCCGTCGATCCGACCCGAGACGTCTCAGTGGCCAAATCCCGGATCGGTGGGTGTTCTGCTCGATGCGCTGCATGAACGCGTTTTCCAAGGTCATGGAACGGCTGACCAGTGTGCAGGAGGACGCCGTGATTGACCCCTCCGATCTGGAACTCGCCGCCATGCGCGCCGCGCTCGCCCCGCTCGGTGATTACGTCTCGACCATCGGCATGGACCGTCCATTGGCCGACTACCGCAAGGAAGAAGTCCTGCGTCTGGTCGAGGTCGTGGTCGACGCCTATCAGGCCCACATGCTCGACGAGCACGAACGCATGGCAGCGAAAGAGCGCGCCTTCTTCGAGCAGCGCCTGGCCGCTCAACCCAAGCCGCAACCCGCAAGCGGCTCCAACACAAGGATTCCCTTCTGATGATCGACCTTAACCATCAACTCAAATTTCACGAGCAGGTGACAGTTCTCGTGGATGTCGCCCTCCAGACGGAAAACGCCACCCGCGAAAAGCGCCGCTATCTGGGCGGCTCCCGCCTCGGCGTTGCCTGCGAACGTGCCCTCCAGTTCGAATATGCCGATGCGCCAGTGGATACGGGTGCCGAGTTCCCCGGCCGCACGCTGCGCATCTTCGAAGTCGGTCATGCCCTGGAAGACCTCGCCATTCGCTGGCTGCGTCTGGCTGGCTTCGATCTCTACACCCGTCGCAAGGATGGTGAGCAGTTCGGCTTCTCCGTCGCCGACCAACGTATCCAGGGGCACCTCGACGGCGTGATCGCCAATGCGCCGCCCGATCTTGGCCTGACGTTCCCGATGCTCTGGGAGTGCAAGACCATGAACGACAAGAATTGGCGTGACACCGTGAAGAAGGGTGTGGCGGTCGCGAAGCCGGTCTACGCCGGCCAGATCGCGACCTATCAGGCGTACATGGAACCATCTATCCCGGGTATTTCCGACAACCCGGCATTGTTCACCGCAATTAACAAGGACACCCAGGAGATTTGGTCTGAACTCGTCCCGTTCGATGGTGGCTTGGCACAGCGCATGTCTGACCGTGCTGTTCGGGTGATTCGGGCCACCGAGGTCGGTGAGCAGTTGCCGCGTATTGCTACTGAGCCGGGTTACTACGAGTGCAAATACTGCGCGTGGGCGAACCGTTGCTGGAGTGCATCGGCATGATGGATTTCAACGATACCTCTGGCAGCACACCACAGAATCCGGACTCCGAACGAGATGCATTGCGTACAGATTTGATCTGCCGTCTGGAGAGTGTTCTGTTCGCGCTCTATCCTGCTGGCAAGGTGCGCAAAGGCAAGTTTCTCATCGGCGACGTGCTGGGCAGTCCGGGCGATAGCCTCGAGATTGTGCTTGATGGCGACAAGGCGGGCCTCTGGACGGATCGCGCCACGGGTGACGGCGGCGACATCTTTGACCTGATTGCCCGGCATCACCAAATCGACACCAAGTCTGACTTCCCGCAGGTGATGAAGTTGGCCCGCGACCTGACTGGGCGAACGACCGTTACCCCGCCCAAGAAGCACAAGAAGGAAGCGCTGATCGACGAGTTGGGTCCGGCCACGGCCAAGTGGGATTACTTCACGGCAGAAGGCCAACTGATCGGTTGCGTTTATCGCTACGACCCACCTGGGCGGCGCAAGGAGTTCCGTCCTTGGGATGCCAAGCGCAAGAAAATGGCACCGCCGGATCCGCGTCCGCTCTACAACCAGATGGGCATGGCCACGACCGATACCGTGGTGTTGGTCGAAGGCGAGAAATGCGCACAGACCTTGATCGACGCAAGCGTCGTGGCGACCACTGCTATGCACGGCGCACACGCGCCGATCGATAAAACCGACTGGTCGCCCCTGACCGGCAAGCATGTGCTGATCTGGCCCGACCGCGACAAAGCCGGATGGGATTACGCAATGGCTGCCGCCGATGCGGTGCTCATGGTGGGCGCGCTGTCCTGCGCTGTGTTGATGCCACCGGAGGATAAATCCGAAGGATGGGATGTGGCCGATGGACTGGCGGAGGATTTCGATGTCCAGAGCTTTCTGGCGACGGGGCCGCGCATCAGTGTCCTGCCACCAGTGCAGGAAGAATCCGGGGCCCACGACGAGAATGCGGTCTGGGCCACAGATGACGCGCTGGCACTGTCCTTTACCTGCCGCTATGCCGAAGACTGGCGCTACTGCGCGCAGTGGGGCAAGTGGCTGGTGTGGACCGGCAACCGCTGGCAGGCCGACGACACCCTGCTGGTGACTCACCTCATGCGGCACATCTGCCGTGAGGCCGCCATCAAAGCGGATTCCCATCGGCTCGCCGCCAAGCTTGCCTCGAGTAGCACGGTTGGTGGTGTCGACCGTCTGGCACGCAGCGATCGCCAGCACGCATCCACGTCCGACGAGTGGGATCGTGACCCGTGGCTCGCCAATGCGCCGGGCGGCGTCATCGACCTGCGCACCGGCCAGGTCAGAGCGCATGACCGGGCCGACCGGATGACCAAGATCGCTACCGCCACGCCGAACGGGACATGTCCACGCTGGTTGGCGTTTCTGGCTGACATCACAGAGAACGATCGGGATTTGATGGTCTATCTGCAGCGCGTCATCGGTTATTGCCTGACGGGCGTCACCTCCGAGCACGCGCTGTTTTTCTTGTACGGCACTGGGGCGAACGGCAAGTCGGTATTCGTGAATGTGATTACCACGATCCTCGGGGATTACGCTGCCAATGCACCCATGGACACGTTCATGGAAACGCGTAGCGACCGACACCCGACTGATCTGGCTGGGCTACGCGGCGCGCGCTTTGTGTCCTCCATCG